CTATATCGCGATTGTCGTCCAGTCCTTCCCACGGTCATCATGATAGCCATCAGTCTGCTGCTGGGACCTATGTCCAAGAAGCTCTTTCGTGTTCACACCCTGCGCTTTATATAACCTTTCCGCTAAAGAACGCTGCTCGTGAAAAGTTGACGGCGTCTTGCCTTCTTCCAGTGGTATCTCTGCTTTGTCACGGGCCTTGCTGAAATTTGTTGTCAGCGTATTGGATCTAACCTGCGAGCCACGTTCCGCTTGAGAGGTGGCTCTGAAAAAATGAACCAGATAAGGGCTGACGGCATAATCCCTGCAACGAGAAATTATATCCCGCAAACTCCAGTTTATTGCGTTGAGGCGAAGCGAGAGAGGGATGGCAATTTTGCTCCCTGTCTTTTCCTGAAGTACGTGCAGGTGATCATCCCAGACATCGCTAAATTTCATATTGGAAATATCACCTAGGCGCTGGCCCGTCACCAATGCCAGCAGCATTGCATTCCCCATATATTGATGGGTGCTGTCTGCAATATCGAAAATCCGCTGCCATTCCTCCAGGCTAAGGCGCTGGCGGGTGATTTTTCGGCGGGGTTTTTTGGTCGCTGAGGCAGGATCGTAACCCGGAGGAACCTCACCCGCATGCTGCGCTTCTTTAAAAATATCAACCAAGACCGTCCGAACTACTTGGGCCATTCGCGGCTGGCCGGCTGTGACATACTCATCGAGCAATTGGGCAATATCCCGGACATCCACTGATGGCAGCAACTTCATTCCGACACGCTCTCGCAACAACGAAACCGGCTTGCTTTTCTGTTTGAACGTGTTCAGCTTGATATCGCCCGTCGCCAGACGCTCTTCCTGAATTTTCCAGTATCGGTCGAGCCATGTTGATACCGTGATCGCTTTACCTTTGCTGGTGGCGATCCTGTCACTGATCGCCAAAATTTGCCGGGTCCTCTGTTCTGCCAGGCGCTCGTTTGCTTCCGTGGCGATCGCTACAGCTTCGGCCTCATCAGTGCCTAACGCATGGAATTTGCCAGTGATTGGATGCTTATAACGCCAGTAAACCTTATTCACCTTTCTGCTGTAGAGGGGGTAAAGATTCGGAACAGATACATTGTTTTTACGTGGTCTGGCAGCCATCGTTCAAAATCCTTTGCAGCAATATGGAATCGTTCTTCTTAACTACCGGCGCGGTCAGTTCACCTACCAGTTCAGCATCTTCACGAACACGCCATAAGCGGCCCTGCTTCATTGCTGGTGGAGAGAACTGATTCTGTTTTGCATATCGTCGAAGTGTCGACACGCTTGGAGGGTTGCTTCTGTATTTTTCAGCGGCCCATTCTTCAAGAGTTAACATCTGGATCATATGCTTTACCTCATAATGGCCCAGAAACGGGCCATTGGCTGAAAAACTGAATTCAGATTGCTGTCAGGCGCTGCCAGATAGCTGATACGTATTTGACCTGGTGGCGGGCGTCGGCCAGGGCATTATGCTTATCGCCTTCAAAAGGGATGTCGTAGCTCGAGTTCAGCCCAACAGCTTTGCCCAGTTCGACAACAGTACGAACATCCCGATAGTTCCAGTGCGGGATCGGGAAGGGCGTGTCGGCCAGCTCGAAAGCGGCTTCCAGAAGTGAGCAATCGAAAGAGCTACCATTCCCCCAGAGCTGCACATTCTTCGAGCCGTTAGCCGCGTTTTCAGCAATGAAGTCGAGGAATTGCTCCAACGTTTCCACCAGGCCGACCGTATCATCCATCACGATTGCAGATCGTGCTTCCGGCGCTTGCTTCAACCACCAGAGAATGGTGCTGGCATCTGGCCTGGCCCCGAATGACATCGACGATTCCAAGCTAATCACCTGATAGTATTCAGCACCGGTTTTCCCGCTTGACGGGTCAAAGAATACGGCCCCGATTGAAACGATCGGCGCGCCCGGCTTTTTGCCCATCGTCTCGAGATCCACCATCAGGTGTGTGAACATAGTTTCCGAATTTGCAGAATCAGGCTCGAGCTCTTCCAGCTCTTCTTTCAGGCCCGCTTCCATTGCCGCATAGGTTGCGTCTCCAGCCACGGCGCCACAGTCCGGGCAGCCACTACAGCCGTCGCAGATAGTTTCAGCTACAGCATTTGTTTGCGGATCAGCTGCATCAGCGCTTTCGCTTGGTTGAATCGGGTTACCAGTTTTTCCTTCCGCCGGGTCAGTCTCTTCCATCTGCACATCGCTGGTGGTCTCCTTATCAACCGGTGAACGGTCATCATTTTCTGGTTGTTTTTCGTTCATCAGGCCATCAATGGCGAATACGCCTCCGCCGAGGTTCGCGACCTGCGGCTGACTGCTGGCCTCATCCGCACGACGGCGTGCGCCCTCTTCACGTACTCGTTTCAGGTTTTCCTCGTGAGTGCAGAGAGGGGCTCGAGAAGATTTTTCATCTGCAGGATTGGTGGTTATTTCATTCGCAACCAGAGCGGCGGAGGCTGCAGGGATCGGCAGCAGTTCGGTTGCAGCGTTAAACTCAGCCGTCATTGTCTGGTTCACGAACTCAAGGTGAGCCGCAGGCGTCAGATGAATGTTCTCCGGCGCGATGCGCACCAGGTTGAAGATGGCTGTGCGGTTCACTGCCAGAATGCCGGGCTGGTTGCGCAGAATTTTGCTCCACGATTTCCATGGTTCTTCTTTTTTCTCGATGATTTCCTTGGCGCGGCGGGCGATGCTGCCCGGGATTTCCCGATAGTTGAAGTCCATCGGCAGCAGGGCGCTGGCGATCTCCAGATCGAGGGTTTCCAGAGTGTGATGCGCGCCTTCACCGCGATCAGTTACATACCCGCCGTCGGCATTGGTGCCAGCGTCGGTGCGCTGCACGTGATTGATGCGGTTGCCAGCGGCCCATTCACGCGTCAGGATCCCGCGGTCGATGTGCTCGGTGCTGAACCATGCCTTAAAGAACTGGATGACGACAGACAGCTCTGTGCGTTTTCCATCAACTGGGAAGATGGTTTTCAAAGCACTGACCACTTTCCAGATGTCGGGCTCATGTGCTTTCTTGAAGCCATCAACATTTTCGGCGGCCAGGATCAGGTTCTGAACGTAGTTGTTGTCCACATCCAGCTCAAGCTCCAGTATGGCTTTCTTCTGCTCTTCGTCGACGTGGTAGAGATACTGTTTGTCCGCGATGAACTGCGCCAGAAGACGCTGACGGAAAGGCAGGGTGGCGACGGTCGTCAATACCGGAAGTTTGCGCTCGCGGAACTCTCTTACCGCATCACAAACCGTTTCGGTACCATCTGCATCAACAATGCTTTCGCCAGTTTCGATATCCACGCTATCGACGATAGTGGTGTCGGTACCCTCAACAACTTTTTCGTCTGGATGAGGTTGCTGCGCAGTGCCGGCAATCACATTCCAGGTTCGCTGGTCCTCGGCCAGTTCGTAGCATTTGCACCAGGTGTAATCAATCACGCCTTCTTCAGGTAGATCGTCAACAACAGGCATGTCGGTACGAACAGGCTTGGCGTAGTCCTTACCGCGGCCAGTTTCGATACCTACATCTTCCAGCGCGACGTCCAGCTGCAGCGCAGCGCGTGACGCCGTATTGGCACTGAACCAGATAACAGCGTCAGGTTTGCCGGATTTCTGAGTCGCCTTAATATGATAAAAAAATTCCATCTTGGAGCCTCGTTTGGGTGTAAGATACCCAACAGCTGATGAGCGCTGCTTAGGTAGTGGTCATTGGTCAAAACTCGATTCCGGAAAGCTTTGGTCGGCTGACCGGGTACTTAACCCGCCTTGCGCGGGTTTTGTGCTTATTGGGCGCCGGGCTTATTCGCCAGCTGAGAGATAAGCACTCCATCAAGTGCATCAAGCACCGGGTCGAACGTGGTATTCGACGGGATCTTGCTGACTGCGCGGATGACTGATGAAACTGAGATATCACCTTCACGAAGGCTATATCCGCCGCCCGGTCCTCTGTGCGAGGTGACCAGCTTGCCGCTGCGCAGCCGCTTAAAAATTTGCTCCAGGTAGGAAACCGAGAGCTTCGATTCTTTACTCAGTGTGGCGAGGGGTACTGGCTTGCCGCAGTAGATTCTTTTCAGAACCGCAACAGCCTGGACAGATGCCATCACTCGTTTCATTCCAAATTCCATGGTCTATCCCTTCACCGGATCCCGGCCATAGCCAGGGTTATCTTCAATAGCATCCTGCAGAACCTGAATCGCTTCGCCGTATGGAAGGGTCAGTGCCAGCTTAATCGCCGTCCCGAACGTCTCCGCTACCAATTCAAACTTCTGAGCCAGGCGGTTCGCTTCCTCGGTCTGCTCCTCAACAGCCTCCATTTCAAACTGGTGCTCCTGCCAGACTTCATCCATAACGTCTTCTTCAACTTCACCGCGCAGCGCTTCTTTTACTTCAAGAACAGGCAGGATGCCGATTAACTCCTCTGCCGGTGCGGTGCTATATCGCAATGCCAGTTCGTTTGCTGACATAAATCCTCCGGAAAAAAGGCCCGCCACGGGCGACGGGCAAAGAGAACTTTTCCAACTTAACCAGAACAGGTCTTCGTCTCCTGTTTGGTATTGATGGCGGGATTACCATCACGATGCCATGTGCACCTGGCATCAGGCTGGCAACAGCCATTGGTCAAAACTCGATTAAAAATGTAAAGCTGGCTGTTGGTCGTCAGCCGATTTGTACGGGTAACACTGTCCTTTCACGTGCTGCTCTGCGGCAGCTGCTTCACAAACCGCCTCGGTGTTATAAACGCCGAGCATAACGTCTGAGCATTCCCCGGTGAGGGCGCAGACGATAACGATTAAGGCGAAGAACGAGGTCATGCGTTGAGCTCTGGATTGCCTTTTTGCGCCATGAAGTAGCAGAACTTGCGGATCAGGACTTCAACAATGTTGAGGCGGATAGCCTGCTGTTTAACGGGATTACGTGCGTAGTCGATCATGGTTATCTCCTGTTTAATTTTGCCTGTCGTATCGCGGCCCTAACTTCAGTGCTATTGTGGTAATTCCCATACTGTAACGAGGGAATTAACTGTGGAAAAAGAAGAGAAGGTCTTGTATTTAACTCGCCTAGCGGTTGATACATATAACTCCTACCGTTCTGCTCAAATCTCATCCGGTCGAAATCTTTCAGACCAACACGATCCTGTTGAAGAGATTGAAAAACTCTATGTAAAATTCGAAGTCTTTCTTAACCAGAAGCTCGCAGAAGACGAATGGAAATAGGGTTATATGCTTTCCAGCCAGACCCATTTCTCCAGAGTGAGCCTTTGCAATGTGCATAAAGCTCACTCTTTCTGATGTCCATGTAATCCACAATTTTTACTCCTATATCAGCCTGTAACGCTGGCAAGCGGAACGGTACTATCTGCTGCGCATTGTTTGTATGTGCTTTGCTGGCGCCCCAGCTGCGGTGGTCAGTCGCTTCTCCGCCTGAAAAACTCGATAAACTCAGCAAATAGCTGGTTCACCGCAAAGCACATTCTCTGGTCATCTCATCCGGTGTTTCATATGCCGCCGGCAGCTACTACGTGGGCGTCCTGCCTGGATGATTTACTTGCTGCTTGGTGTGCTCGAAGTTTCACACGGCGTGAATACCTCGTCAATACATATAGTGAATTTTATTTTTCACATAACGTGAGGAATTGGATGTAAGGACAAAAAAAACCAGCCGGATGGCTGGTTATGGACGGTATGAGTTAGTTAGCTATTTGTATCAGACTGGTCATCCATCGGCTTGAATCGTCCGCGAAGGTACTTCTCAACGTATTCATCAATTTCTTTTAGCCTGACCTGGAAGATATCAATCATTTTATCTTGCTCAGTTTCAGGTAATTGTTTGAACAAATTGAGCATTACTCTTTGTTTTTCTGTAAGCCATTTATCTTCATCACCGCGCTCACCGAATAGCAGTTCGCCTGGTGAAGTGCCTAATATTCTGGCTAAAACCATTGCATCGTCAGCGCCAACGTTTCTCAAACCGGATTCGTAATTGGCGAGACGAGACGCAGCTGACCAACCGCATAACTTTGCAGCTTGGGCCTGGCTCAATCCCTTTTGAATGCGCAGCGTTCTAATACGCTCGCCGATCTGTTCTGCAATTGTCTTCATGATTCGATTTTATCACGCATAGTGAATCTTTATCGATTCACGATTATGTTGACATGCAATTCACGATATGTGAATAATGTTCACATCTTACAGGAGAGTCGGATGAACCTAATTTCTCACTATCGCAAAAAAGCAAACATTTCCCAGCTGGCGCTTGCACAACAGATTGGTTGGAACCAACCACGTTTGGCGAACTACGAATCGAATCTGAGAACGCCAAGCCTGGAAGACTCCCGCCGTATCGTAGGTGCGTTGAATGCTCTGGGGGCGCGCTGTTCATTAGATGAGGTTTTCCCGCCACAAACAAATGGTTAAGGAGTTCAAATGCATGCGATCACTTATGAGCATGATAACCGAAAGGCTATCGCTCCGCTGAAAACTAAAAATCAGTATGAACCACGCCGCAGAGACAACCTACGGCGCCAAGCGATCCTGACAGCCGTTCGTGAATGGGAGCTTACTCTGCCCGGCCAGGCGCAGGACGTTGTTACGCAGCTGGTGGCCGAGCAGTGGGCAAAAGAGGGCGGACGTGGGATCACTGTGAACAAACAGAACCTTTATCGCTACCTGAAAAACGAAACCAATTCCAGCAAGTACACGGCTTATGTCATGCAACTCGCGGACGCGATCAGCATGGCAATGCCGATTGAGATCGCCAGAAAACATGGCCTCCGTCAGGGTAAAACCGATATCGAGCTGGTGGCCGAAGCAATAAAAGAGACCGGAGAGCACCACCAGGCAAAGTTGCTGGGCCTGCCGAGCAAGAAGCAAGCGAAGGAGGGTTTTGAAAACCTTCTTGCCAATGCAGCACTACTACCGGGAGAACTGGCCGGCGTGGTGATTGCTCACCTGCAGGCTCTGGCTCCGCTATTTACGTAATCGAGTTTTGACCAATGACCAATAAATCATCCACGGCAGGAGAGCGGTAATGGCTGGAGACTGGATCAAGATGCGTGCTGATTTGCACACACACCCCAAAGTCGTCCGCATTGCGTCCGCTTTGGATGCGGACAGATTGCGCGTTGTCGGCGCACTACATGCGACATGGTGTCTGTTTGATGCCCATTCAGTAGATGGAGAGCTAGAAGGTTACTCCCCAAAAACTCTGAACGACATGATCGGATTTGAAGGTTTCGCGCAGGCTCTTATCACTGTCGGCTGGCTTGAATCGACTGATGTAAGTCTCTGTATGCCAAGATTTTCTGAGCATAACGGGCAGTCCGCAAAACGGCGTGCGCAGGAGGCAGACAGAAAACGAAATGTCCGCAAGATGTCCGCATCAGATGCAGACAAAAAGCGGACCAGAGAAGAGAAGAGAAGAGAAGATCTAAACCCCTCTCTTAACGAGGGCGCGAAAGAAAAATCGGAAGAGGGTCAGCCCCCAGCGGAGCCAACTGCAGCCCGATACCTTGAGGGTCTGGATGAGCCGATCGGTAAGTTCACCATGACCAGCGCCTGGCTACCATCCAGAGATTTTCGCCAGCGCGCGGCGATGTGGGGAATAGCTTTGCCTGACCCTGATTACCTTGCCACAGAGCTCGCTGAGTTCGCGTCGTACTGGGAGTCAGAGGGGAAGGTATTCACCCAGGTTCAGTGGGAGCAAAAATTCGCACGGCACATCGTGCTGGTGAGATCGAAAAAACAACCTGAAACCGGAGGTAAGGACAATGCAGGAGTTAGGGGAGAGCCTACAGCATCCAGGGCTGTTCAGCAGATTCAGTCAGCCCACGCAGAGTGGAGACGTCGCAATGGACTTGATGGCAACGGAAACGGCATGGCGCCTGTGGCAGGTCATGGGGGAAATATTCTCGAACCGGTGGACGCAGAAGAATGGGGCGGAGCCGTCGGCGCTCTGGATCGCCCAGATAGGTTCGATGACTGAAAAGCAAATCAAGCTGGTCTGCCAGCAGTGCATGGAACGTTGTGCCGCTGGAAACACATGGCCGCCTGATCTCGCTGAGTTTGTATCGCTCGTTTCAGAGAGCGGCGCCAACCACTTCGGCCTGACGTCCGACAGTGTAATGGGTGAGTATCGCCGCTGGCGTAACGAGTCCTACCGGTACTCAGGTAGCGATAAGTATCCGTGGCCGCAGCCGGTGCTGTACCACATCTGCATTGAAATGCGCAGAACGGGCGTGGAGCGCCAGATGACAGAGGGGGAACTGAAAAAACTGGCAGAGAAGCTGTTAACAAAATGGAGCAAGCACGTCAGTAACGGCCTTTCGGTACCGCCGATACGTCGCCAGCTTGCAGCACCGCAACACCCGGTAGGGCCAACTCCGGCGCAGCTGCTGATGGAAGAGTACAAACGCCGAAAGGCGGCAGGTTTAACCAACTAAATCGAGTGATGACCAATGATCAAACCATTAACCCAGAAAGACCAGGTGGCGATTTTCGTTCGCTACCAGCCGAACTGTGCTGTCGGCGACGTTTCCGAAGCGCTGGATATGTCAGGTGCAACAGCAGGCAAGCTGCTGCGCGAACTGAGTGATGATGGGGTGATAACACGCTCACGTAACAGCGTCCAGTACACCTATGCGGCGGTGCCGCATGCTGATATCCCGGATGTAATCCTTCCATGCATGGAGGAGAAAAGCGACCCGATCAAGATGCAGGCTGCTGAGCAGAAGGCAAAAGCGCTGGAAGAAAAAGGACTGTGGCGCCGCGCTGCAGCGGTTTATTCGGACATGTTCGGCATTGCCTGCAGCTCTGTGGAGGTTGCCTGGATCGCCAAACGCCGTAAAGAGTGCCTGCGCCAGGCGGGGAGGGCCTGACTGATGCCAAGACCAAAAACACACAGGGAACGCACCCTGTTCATCAGCTGGATTATCGAGATGGTGAAAAAGCATGGCCACGCTACGACCAATGATGTCGTCGCCATGTTCGGCCTGCACCGTACTACTGCCGAGAAATACATTCGGGCTGCCGTGAAGCAGGGCCATCTTATCCGCCACGGACGCTGCGGCGTCTTCCGCGACCAGCGGGCAGTTATTGACTTTGACATGGAGCGTTACACCAATCGTATGACGGCGAAATGAAACTAAAGATTGAGAATTAACTATCACCAAGCCGCCCGGAAAGGATTTTTAGGGCGGCTATAAGCGAAGAGCGGACGTTCGCTAAATCTTGAAATCATTAGGAATGTGCGAAGGCACATAGATCTCCATGCTCGCTTCCAAAGTAGCGTTATCTACTCTCTAAAGAGAATATGCGGATTTGAGGGGTATTTACAGGTATTGCGATATAGTAATCAACGGGGCGCAGGCTAGTTTAATGGGATAACAAAAAGGGCAGGAAATTCTGCCCTAAGTTAATATCCTTGAATTACTCGACTAGAAATCTTGTGCTGAATTTCTAATTTCAAACATTCGCGATAAACATTAGACCGAGTCTGGAACAGTAATTAAAAATTGGGGTTGATACGTGCTGATACCCCAGCATGCTCTTTTAAGAGGTAGAGAAGTCCACCTCCATCTATGAGTTCGATTGGTTTGTCTTCGCAGAAACGATATGCATCTTTACCGTATTGACTTGTACACACCAGAATACCTTTGTTAGCACCTTCATTCATCATTGTTCCATAAAGATCTCTTACAGAACTAACACCGACAGTGTCTTTATATCTTTTAGCCTGAATCACCACTTTGCCACCGAGTATCGGGCGTGTGTCGAATGCCACCGCATCAACGCCACCGTCTTTTGTACCTCTGGTGAGTTTGGTATCTAGTCCCATTTGGGTGAAAAGATTTGATACTAATACCTCAAATTCTGACGGTGAAAGTTCCATAAGGTTTGGTCGTGTTTCAAGGGCAGATAAAGCATCACCTTGTTCAATAAAGCGTTTATCAACCATGTTGAATTCGATAATAGGCTTTACTGCCTGAAGTTCATCTGGCCGCCCTGAAACTTGTGCACCTAAACTTCTAAGGCATGCACTCTTTTCGACCCTTTCGAGTTTTATTTGCATAAAATCGTCCTTGTAAGCACGGGCAGATACTAATGTGACTTTAGTGTCATGCCCGCTTGTAGGATCGATCGTTTCGATTACACCGTTAAAAAGAACTGATGTTAAAGCAGATGCCTTGTCAGCTTCGAAAAGCTCATGCATTGTGCGGAGTGTGATCGCGGCGATTATGTTTTGATAGAGTTCTTTGATCTCGCCAATCTTTCGCGCCTTGGCATCAATGGCATCTCTCGTTTTGACATATCTGTATTCCAACTCGCGCGGTACTATTGCAATATCAGGTAAGTTGTATTCAACCAACAACTCCTTACTGTCAGGTAAATAGGCCAACCTAAAGGCTTGTGGGAAGCCGTTCTCAGGATATTCAGACCGTGTCAACACCATTTCGCAATATGCCAACACGCTGTCAGGATCGCAGTTGAGGTAGTCTTGCTCAAACAGGTCAACTTCGTCGTGCTGACTTTTTATTTCTTCGAGGTAAGCAGTTCTTCGGGCCTGATAATCAGCAACTAAAGCATCAAGCTCAACTTTCTGGCTTAAAAGTTTAATTGAATGATCTTCCTTACTTTTATTGAAAGATTCTTCTGCCTGCTGCAATTCTCGATAATATCTGTTCTTTACCCACGGGAAAATAGTCTTCCATGCAGCTGGAGCATGCACAACTTTTATCTCTGGCTCCGGGTCTGGTAAGAGATGCTTAGGTGTTTTGAAGTCTTCGAATTTTGGGTGTTTTTTCAGCGCCGAAAAATCAATTGAATCATCAAATTCGAGAGTATGTTCCAGAAGTGTTGAAAGCGCGGAAATAGTCTCGTTCAGCTCAGCGTTAAGATCGGAAACTTCATCTTGACGTTCTTCCAAATACATGGCTTTTGCTAACTTATCAGCCTCCTTTTGCTCGCGAAGTCTCTGAGCATTATCACGTTTTATTTCGCGCTCTATTCGGCGAGCCTCGGCAAACTGATGGCGCTCTGCTCTCTTACGCTCACGCTCTGCTGCTGCTACGGCTCTGCCTGTAGCACGTATAAAACCTTCAAATCCTGATCTCCGTCCCATCCCAATCCCCAACATAAAGTTCAGTTTGCAACAAGGGAAGTTGCCTCAAGCAACCGTCCATCTAATTAACCTGTAATTAATCTACTTTATTAGCACCAACTCAATCTATAACATTTTAAAAAAGCAATTAGCCCACATCTCAAAATATGCAGGTTTCTTTTCGCTTATCCAATCAACGGAGTGCTGGTCATGATCACTAACTGATTGAGTGCTGTTTTATCAACGTCCGCTTCTGGCACAAAACGGAAGTTACTCTTCCCTTGTAAGCGGGACTCTGTTGGGGCGTATTGAACTTTACAGGCTGAAATGAGCGAGTTGTGCAACCAGCGGCAAGCGGGGTTATGCTCTCGTTTTTCATAGTTCTTATCGGCATTTTGTGTGCCTAAAGCATTGATCAAAACGGTCTATAGGTATACTGTATATTCATACAGTAAATGCAGCGGAGGCTATTATGAGAGTTGAGTTAAGCATTGATAGAACTAAAGAACTTCCTAAGGACGCTGTCCCGGCTCTGGAAAAAGAATTGTTAACACGACTGCAGGATCAGGTAGGCGATTGCACCCTGGTTATACGACGAGCAGGCTCAGACGGGTTAAGTGTTCTGGGCGGTGAAAAGGACGCGAAGAAGAAGGTAGAAGAGATCCTCCAGCAGACCTGGGAAAGCGCTGACGACTGGTTTTATTAATTCAGCAAGTAATTAGTTTCCTGGGTGGAAGGGGAGGTTTGGTGAAGCAAAAAGAAGAATTTCCAAAAAAGGGTTATGCAGTCATCAGATGTCACGATGGGGTTATCGTTGCACGACTGCACTCATTTCCTGAATTTGATCGCGCACTGATGTACAGGCGAGGTGATGAGGTGTCGTTTACGCCGCTTCTGGATGATGAGATTGTAGGGTCGCCAACTCTCTTTACGCAGATGCTGGAGCGGGCAGGTTACCGCGTTTCGCTTAATTCTGTTAAACTCCCGTCATAGGCCTGAACAACCTATACCTGCTGCGCCACTGGAGAGAGACCATGGCGCAAAAACCAATCAAACAGACACTTAAGCAAACACTTCAACTGACCTCTTCCGGGGCCAGCGATTTCTTTTTGCCTGCGCGCTACCAGGTGGCAGCATGAAGAAAACCAGCTTCATTCACACGCAGCTCACCACGAAAGAAGTGGACGAGCTCGAGACCCGTTATCGCGCCAATGATGTGCGCACTGTGCGAAGCCTGGATGTCGATCTCATCCACTGGACGCTTACCGCTTATCTGCCTGAGGCAAACAGAGCCCCGCGCCAGGATAAGACCTTCCAGCAAAAGCTCTGGAGGGAAGTGTGAAGACCTACAACATCACCCCGATGGGCAAACCCAGGATGACCAGGGCGGATAAGTGGAAAAAGCGGCCGGAGGTTCTCCGGTATCGTGCATTCTGCGATCACGTTCGGCTGCTGGGCGTCGAACTGCCGGAAGCAGGCGCGCACATTACGTTTATCCTCCCGATGCCCCCGAGCTGGAGCAAGAAGAAGCGCCAGGAGATGGCAGGGAAACCTCACCAGCAGAAGCCCGACAAAGATAACCTGGAGAAAGCCCTGATGGATGCCATCTATGCCGATGATGCACACATCTGGGATTCTCGCGTGACGAAGCGCTGGGGAGAAGTAGGGCAAATCATCATCGGGGAGATCGCCTGATGCGCGCCTTGCTGAAACCGTTTATTGCTCGGGAGCTGGGCGTTGTGCTGCTGAAGCCGGGCAGCGAGCTGATGCCCATGTTCATCTCAGGGCGCGTGCTGGTGGAGAGCCAGCCTGCCAGCATGGCCACATTTGAGACCGGGCGAGTACCCAATCTGCGGCAGCCGCTGGCGACCAATCCGGCGCTGCGTCCGTTCTTCCTCCACGAAAAGGTGATCACCGCTGCTGGTGGGCTGGCTGGCCTGGAATACTGGTTGCTGCGCCACGGCGGCGGCACCTGCCAGTACCAGCACAGCGACTACCACTATCACGAACTGACTACCATGCGGCATGAGCCCGGTGCGATTCTTCTTTGCGGCCACTGCGACAACCGGCTGCGCGAGCAGTACACCGAACGACTGGCGGAGCTGGCGCGGCAGAACGTTATCGACTGGGTACTGGACATCACACGGGTGGCGCTGGCGCTCGACAAAACCCGTGAACTATCTCTGGCTGAATTGTGCTGGTGGGCTGTTCGTGCCGGTGTCACCGACGCGCTGCCTGAATCCGTTGCCCGCGAGGCATTGCGCCTGCCGGCGGAGAAAGAAACTTACCGCGAGAGCGAGATCGCACCGTCGGTACCGGCCATCAGCATCATCGCTGAGAAAGCCCGCGCGCTATCTGCAGCACCTGCAGGCGCACCACCAGCCATTAAGCCAGTCGTGGGCGTGCTGGTGGATCCTGAATCACCGCAGACCCTCATGAAGCGGCCAAAGCGGACCCGCTGGGATAAACCCAAATATCTGGCATGGGTTAAGACGCAGCCCTGTGAGTGCTGCGGCCGGCCGTCAGATGATCCACACCATCTAATCGGCTGGGGCCAGGGAGGCATGGGAACGAAGGCGCACGACAGTCTCGTGATCCCCCTGTGCCGCCAGCACCATACCGAACTACATAACGATCCGGTGAAATTCGAGCGTAAGCACGGTACTCAGCCGGAAATGATAATCAGAGTGCTGGACCGGGCCTTTGCGCTCGGCGTTCTGGCTTAAGGAGCAGTACAGGATGACACCACGTCAACGCCGCATTCATATCGAAGGTCTGGGTAAAGCAGCTGCAGCACCGAGAAAAAGTTACCTCGGGAAGTTCACGCCCCTGAAGAGTGTTCAGTCAGCCTGGATTAAATCCTTGCTGACGGTCTGGGGCGAATGCGTCGGCGGTAAAACCCGCGCGCAATACCGTCTGGAGAACTGCAGCCAGTTCTGGTCTGAGGTAAAGCAATCAGAGTGGTCAGACACTCAGCTGTCGCGCATTACTGAGGCGCTGGGGCAGGCAAGGGAGGAGGGATTCCGTGGCGTTCAGGCGGCATTACGCGCCCGCGCTATCCTGTGGCCTGTAACCCTGTCTGAGCTGATTGAAGAGAGCGAGCGCCGTGATGATGCTGACTTCATCGAGCAGGTCATGTTGAAAACCTTCGACCAGCACGATCCTGTTTATCTGGTCGGCCTGCAGTTTTACACCACGCGCAAGAAGATATCCGACATCACCCGGGAGTTGCAGCACGTGGCTCCCTGGCTTACTGACGGAGAAGCGCGTAAGCGGGTGCGCTGGTGCCTTGAAATCTTCCAGGCGAAGGTATTTCTGGCTGTTCGCCGTCAGATAGAAGCCGAGCAAAAGTGAGAGGTATGTTAAATATTTTTAAGAAGGAGTTGAAAACGGGCCAGAAAAATGAATAATCCATTCATGCTTGGCAGAGCTGCGCCACGATGGCAGCGTCGAAAAGCCTAAACAAACAAATCCTGAAACCTTGCTCCGGCGGGGTTTTTCCTTTTCTGAGGTCACCGTTTGGTGGCCTTTTCTATTTCAGGCTCCCGGAACCCCCATCAAGGTTTTGTCGTTAATTCATCCGGAGAGCCTGATCTCCCTCTGATATGGAAACCATATGTCCGAACCACTATCCGGCAGCGCCACGGCGCATGCTGCGGTTACGACTGTCACCTTTGCCGGATTCTGGGCAAACACTGAGGCTGGCGTAATCCTTGGGGCGCTGGCCGGGGCGCTTATCTACGTTCTCACGTCCCACAACCTCAGCATTCTTGAACGTTGCCTTTACGGTATTGCTGCCTTCATCTCGGGCATCCTCGGTGCGGCGACCGCCACACGGGTAATCAACAAGGTCATTGGCAACTTTGTGCCAGGCATCGACGGTGCGGGAATTCCTGAATCTCTCGGCGCCATGGTTTCGGCGGCATCGGCGATCACCATCGTTCTTGCCCTCAAGAAGCGCGCTGAGAAGAAGGCGGCTGAGGAGGGAAAATGATTCTGACTCCATTCGTACTGCTTCAACTTCATGCGGTGGTCGCATTATTGACGGGGCTGCTGATTGCTGGCTTCAACCGTGGCGGTCGCAAGCATAAACGGCATTTCTCGGCGCTGGCATATCTGCTGGCGCTGGCGTTCTTCTCGATCCCCATCCGTATCTGGGTGGGTGATTACCTCTACATCGACCGCTCAGAGCTGGTGGTCAACATCGGGTTTCTGATTGTGATGCTCCTCTCCCGGGGGAACATCACAGGCAAAAGGAGCTGACAGTGAATCAACAGCAATTCGAAAAGGCAGCGGGTGTAAGTGCCGCGCTGGCTTCGCGCTGGTATCCGCATATCGATGCGGCAATGAAAGAGTTCGGCATCACCGCAGTTAACGACCAAGCCATGTTCATCGCGCAGCTGGGCCACGAATCGGCAGGCTTTACCTCGCTGGTGGAGAACTTCAACTATTCGGTCGACGGCCTGAAGAAAACTTTCGGTAAGCGCCTGACTCCGTACCAGTGCGAGATGCTGGGCCGGGTTGGCGGTAAACAGACCGCCCACCAGCCGCAGATCGCCAACCTGGTATATGGCGGCCGCATGGGCAATATCGCCGAGAGCGACGGCTGGAAATATCGTGGCCGTGGCCTGCTGCAGATCACCGGGCGTGAGAATTACACAAAATGTGGGGCGGCGCTGAAGCTGGATCTGGTGAGCACGCCGGAGCTGCTGGTGCAGGAACGACACGCTGCCCGGTCGGCGGCCTGGTTCTATGCGTTACGCGGTTGCCTGCTGTATTCCGGCGATATTGTGCGGGTCACGCAGATCATCAATGGTGGGCAGAATGGTCTGGCTGACCGCAAGGTGCGTTACAGCCGGGCACAGGCGGCGCTGTCATGAAGCTGCGATACGTTCTGCTGGCGCTGGTGGTCGCTATCTCGGTCACTGGGGCCATCGCCTGGCGTTCTGGCTGGAGCGCACACGCTGACCATATCAACGCGCTGGCGGCGAAGAAGAAGGACAAAGCCGAGAAGGCTCTCCAGCCGGTTGAAGAGAAAGCAGCCGTGGCCACCGCCGAGGCCAAAGTGATTTACCGAACCATTAACCGCGACGTGGTGAAATATGTTCAGGATCCAAATCGTACCGTTTGTGATTTTGATGATGAGTCTATCCGGCTGCGCCGAGAGGCTATCGACGCTGCCAACTCCATCAACGGATTTGATGCAGGAACCCTGCAAAGGAAGTGATGCCGGGACTAATAGCGACGAAGACCTTCAGGCCGATATCGAGACTGCTGAATGTCTACGCCAGCTGCGCCTCGATAAGTACCGCTGGCAGGCCTGGTATAAAGCCGTGAAGTGAATGCAAAGCTAAACTGCTTATGGGTTTGATGGCTCCGAAAAATGTCCCTTCCGAAATGAAATCCTGCAGTTCGGAAGGGAGACCAAGAGGGTCAACATTACAAGGAGAATATCAATGTAGTGCATGACTCAACAAAAATCCCAAGTATTAAAATAATAACGAAAATGACACTTTTTTTCTGATTAGGCTAATACCTGCTGAATATTTATTAGCCCGAATAAGCAAAAAGTTTTATACAACTCACATTAAAAATTTCGCCATCAACTACATTCAAAGGGCATGAGTGATTCGACATCTTTGCCATTTAAGCCAATCCCCCTAAGCGGTGGGGCAACCAGTAAAAGCTGGACGTATGCGAATTTGCTTACTGGAGTAAGTTCACCGGGAGGCACCCGGGGTTTGAGGGGAAGACTGAAGGAACAGGCATAACGTCGAACTTTGTGCAAAAGCTATCTACATTGCTGCACGACCCTGACCAGTTCTGTCCGAGCTGCTCTTTTTTTGGCAAAAAAAAGCCCCCTGGAGAGAGGGCAACACATGCTATGAACAGATGTTTCTGAGTGTGCTCATGCGGGTCATGAGATAGTTCCATGGGATTCCCTGGTGTAGGTAGGAGCCTTGCAGGGAGTTATAAATATGGTCCGTGGTTCTGATTTAACAAGCGGAAGCGGTAACACCAGGATGATTCTTAATACATAAAAGCAAACGTCCTGATATAGGGTCATATGCTTGATTAAAGCCTTAACTCTGAGGCTCTGGCTCTGGACTGTAAGCATAGAAAATTCTTAGCCTCGAAATCGAGAGGCTTTTTAAACACCGAGGAATAAGCATGGCAGTAGTTCTTACAGCAAAACAGATTGAGGACCTGGCAGCCTTCGCCAAAGAAGACGGCCAGCCACAATACACCATCACCACTGTGACAATCCCGCAGTTCGAAGCGGATGATGGCGAGATTATCCCGGAATATACTGGACTGGTTGCATACTCCGACTCACTGGAACATGGTGTATTGCAACTCGACGGCTAGCCATTACAAAGCCCATCTGCTGGTGGGCTTGATAATGGCTTTTATGCAATATGCGGGCATTTAAAAAACTGCAACCATCTGGATTAAAAAGCTGAAGATGATTAAGCCAAGGCCTAATGTTTGACCGGTTTTCCTCATTTTATTTCTTTTGAGTATCTTGGTGTCCTCATCGCCTGCGCAGAACTCAGCAGTCTGGAAAGGTTCATAACCATAGGTACATAAAGCGGATAAAGCGGAACCTATAAGTCCGGCGACTGCTGAAAATAATTGAATCTCTGATGGTGTCATAAGTCCTCCTAAGGGCTCGAAAATGAGCTTTCTGAGGAGTAATACACCATATTTAAGATAATGAAAACATTGACGAATTCGTCAATGGCACTTTTTGATATCACTTTTGGTAGACCTGTCGTAATGGCTATAGCGAATAAGTCGTAACTATCCTCTGTAGGGGATAAACTACGTTTATCGGTAGGCATGCACTTTCAGCAGACGATATTGCTTTACTAAATGGTTTACAGATTTATCCTAATAGCTCTTTTTTAAATGGAGTTAGGTTGATGAAATTCCTTTGGGCACTTTGTATCGTATTCGGGGTAATTGGTTTTATAGAGGGTATTGTTAGCGTTTTTGGCGCTGTCAGTGCTCCTCAGCAGGCAGCTGGCGCAGCAATGGGTCTCGCCTGGGCCGTCATTCCATATTGCATCTGCCGTGCTATCCAGCAGATGAGACCGCAGGAAGTCGTGATCAAAAAAGAAGAATAGCCTCAGTCCTTCCATAAAATATAGCCTCGCTTATGCGGGGCTTTTTTATGTGCATCGTACCGCGTTACAAAGAGAGACTTTGAGTCGTGAGCTTGGGGATACGCTTCTCTCGAGCGGCATTGTGCATGGATGTATTTGGTAATGATATCCATTATCGTCTGCGGGTCCTTTCCGGCATGTCGGCCTGTTACGGGGCGGCGTCCTCGCAGATTCTCGCTATTTATGAAAATTTTCGGGTTTTTGCCGTTTCCGTTCTTCTTCTTGCTATCTAGCTGTTTTTACTAAAAATACCCCTTCAAAAGAAAAGAAATTGTGAAGCCTGAAAAACGGTGATTTGGCGTTTGTCGTTTCCTTTCTCTGTTTTATGCCAGGAGTGAGCAATGGAGGTTAACAAAAAACACCCACCGTCGCCGAGCCTGCTTATGACGCGAACGGGATCGCCACGCTGGAGTTCGACAATATCCCCTGGCTGACTGAAGCCACGATGAATCAGTTCAGGCTGGATCTGTCCACTAAGCAGGATGCGACGAACTACTACCTGATTGACTGGGTGGCGCTCGGACGGCCTACTCCCGGTGCAGGGATGGCGGCCCTTCAGGCAGAAACGACAGCCCGTGTCCAGGGCGACCAGGCGGAAGCCACAGCGCGCGAGACGCTGGCGGCGCAGATCCGGGGCGGTTATACCGGTGATGATCCGTCGAAGCTGGCCTCGGGCTTGCTCTACACCGAACGCCAGGCGCGCATCACGGCGCAGGAAGCGGAGGTGACAGCCCGGACGGCGCTGGAAGCGACCGTTAACGCCAACAAAGCCAGCGTGACGCAGGAGCTGGCAACGCTGACGACAGAGCAGGAGGCGCAGGCTACTACGCTGTCTGGCCTGCAGACCACTGCCGGGAAAAATACCGGCGATATCACGCGCATCGATAAAGCCGTCGCTGATAACAATAAGGCTCAGACTACCGCGCTGGCTGCGGTTAAGGCGACAACTGACAAGAACACGGCTGACATCAGCACGGAAACCACGGCCCGTACGGATGGTGACTCCGCGCTGGGGCGTCGTATCGACAGCCTGAAAGTGGATGTGGACGGTAACACGGCCAGCCGCGACGCAGGCATTGTCGGTAGCGTCAGTAACGCGCTCGCCAACTTCATGGCCTTCTATGATCAGCGCGTCACGTTTGCCGTTGGCGAAACGAAAACGATGGCCGAGATCACCGAGACCCGGAAGACCGCTGCGGATGCCACAAGCGCTGTAGCCGAACAGGTCACAAATCTTAAGGCCACGGTTGAGCAAAACGGCCAGACCAGCGCCGCCGCCATTACGCGCATTGATAAAGCTGTTACGGATCTGGAGAGCGCCACGGCGACCAGCATTCAGCAGGTGACTGCGTCGATTGGGAAAACCAACGCTAACGTCCAGACGACCAGTCAGGCTGTTGCTGACATCAACGGTAAGCTGAACGCGCAATGGGGCGTTAAAGTCCAGGTGGAAGCGAACGGTGTCAAACGCATCGCAGGTATCCAGCTGGGCATTGACGGTACAGGGGCCTCAAACTTCCTGATTTCTGCCGATATGTTCGCGGTGTATAACCCGACGACGAACGGGCAGGAGCTGGTGTTTGCTTCGACCGGCGGCCAGATGTTCATACGTTCGGTGTTCATCCAGGACGGTTCCATCGACAACGGCAAGATCGGGAATTATATCCAGTCCAGCAACTGGGACGGGACCGGCAATGTAGGCTGGCATATCAATAAATCCGGGTATGCCACGTTTAACGGCGTGACCGTTCGCGGGACGATTTATGCCACCGACGGGAGTTTCAGAGGCAGAGTTGAGGCGACCAGCGGGAGCTTTAAGGGCACGGTTGAAGCGACATCTTTCATTGGGGATGTCGCCAACACAGGGGTGTATCCCGACTCCAGCAACCGGTCTAACAATGCCGTTTCTACCAGTGTAGCCATGGCATACACCGACTCCAGCAATAACGGGCTGAATAAAAACGCCGTCGTGGAGGCGTTGATATATGTCCGAGGGAGTACAGGCGCGGTCGGGAGTACAGTTAGCATAACTATCGCGGGTAACGTTCGCACGTTCACTTTCGACGTTCCTGTTGGTGGGTTTTGGTTCACCGCACGTCATGCTGCAACCGGGTTGACCGGGCAACGTATAGACGCAAACATTTTCGTTTCTTCCAGTAATGCAACCGTGGCAATTTATGCACCAACTATCACTGTGACTCGCGGCACCGGCTCTTTCTCCTCCTGATCCTCATAACTTCACCTCAATAACCCAGCTCCGGCTGGGTTTTTCATTTTAAGGACATCATGAATGGCCACACTTGATGACGATTTGGCGAAAGCTGTATCTGAAGGATTTCGCCTGGCGCAAAGCAGTATCATCAACCAGGATCTGATTTTATCGGGCACCGGTGACGTCACCGTAACCCTGGACGACGGTTCCAAAAAGACGGGTCCCAGCTGGTCAAAGCTGATCGCCCAGGCGGGTGCGGCAGGTGCCAGCGCCGCCGCAGCCAAAACCAGCGAAACAAACGCTCTTGCTTCAAAAAACGCAGCAGCACAAAGCGCCACGAACGCGGCAACGTCTGAGGGTAACGCACTCGCATCGAAGAATGCTGCCAAAACCTCCGAGACGAACGCCAAGACTTCGGAAAATAATGCAAAGACCTCTGAAAACAACTCAGCCGCCAGCGCCAGCAGCGCCGCAGCATCACTGGCCGCCGCGCAGAAACTTACATCTGTACCCTATGAGGCAGCGCCATTCCCTGACGTCTGGTTGCCGTTCAATGATGACCTGCGCCTGCTGGCCGGATTTGCGCCATATGACACTTTGTCTATTTCCGGGCAGATACTTGAGCTTGCAACAAAATCAGTATCCTTTACCCGCTCTACAGAAAAGACATATATCGACAAGTCTGGGGAGTTAAAAAAGGCAGGTATTAACGAGCCGTGTTTTGATCGTGAGGGTTTGTTAATTGAACCTCAGAGCACTAACTATATTCTGAACAGTGAAGATCCTTCCAAATGGAGTGGGATGTCTGCTGTCTTTGGAACTAAAAGCACTATCACTGACGGGGCGGCACAGGCAAAAACGTTTGATGGGGTGATAACTGCTACTGGCGTAAATAACGCTCCAGTTGTAATCAGTTCAGCTATTTCTTGCGTAACCGGCGACTTTATAACCTTGTCCTGTAGATTCAAAAGTTCATATACAGATGGGTTTATGTTGTTCCGTTTTGATGCACCCAGCGGAACGAATCAGGGGCAAGTAGGTTTATATTTCGATGGTGCAGTGGGTAATACCGTCAACTCAAGCATTGTCAGTGCCACATGTACACCTGGACCAGATGGGTATATGTACGGGACAGTTACCTGCAAAGCGCCAGTTGATGGCGCATATGTAGGCCGGATCTATTTCATGCCCAAAAGTGGAACGATCCCGGTAGGCTCTGAAGTTTTCGTTCAAACTGTTCAGTGTGAAAAGAGTCCCGTGCCAACCAGCTACATTCCTACCGGCGCAGCGGCTGCAACACGAGCTGGGGAAAAAGCTTCATTGCAACCATCTGGTAACGTCGGATATCAAGCAATTGGCGACCTATTTAATCGAACGCTGGCATTTGAGATTGCTGTTAATAGGTATGTTACACCAAATGTTGGTTACGCTGACCTCGTCAGGGTAAGCGGTTCCAACAACGATATTATCTTCAGGGCAGTATCATCCACCATTAACTCATATATTGGCGGGAGTGGGCCAGCCGTGGCTATAACCTATCCGTTCGCCAGTAAAGTCTATGTGCAATCTGTTGACGTCAATAATACAAACAGCATGTATTTTGATGGGAAGACCAGCAACAGAACACTGGCACCAACAAACCCGGCCTCTAAACCAACCAGTATTGATATTCAGAGCAACCCGAACGTTGTTTTCCACATTCGCAACTTCCGTATCTGGCACCGCCTGCTAACTCTTAACCAAATTAATGGACTCCGCTAATGAGAGACTTATATCTGCGCTTTAATGACGCCGACGAAATGCGCACGCAGTTAATCGCGGCGGGGTTTGTGGATGATAGCGGACAGGGTGGTTTATATCACCCCGATATCAGCCTGGATATCGTAGGCGTTATCACTGTTCCTGCTGAAGTTATCAATCCCGGTGAAGAAACCGAAATCATTAAGTACACCACAGAGCCAGGCTATCACGTCAATTTGCGGGTCATGAATGACTCGCTCGATTTATCCGGGCTGAACGACTTTGTGGTTAAACCGAAAACACCGGCTCGCGTCTGGGCGTAAGGAATTAAGTTATGGCAAACAGAATAGACACGGCTGAATTAAGCAGGGCCATTGCTGCCTGGACATCCACCATCAATGACGCGTCTCTGCCGGGAGTTGGTAGTACGGTTTATGGCGGATACATAAAGTCACAGTACACCGTAAATGGTGTTGAGAAGATATCCGCCCAACTCCAGGTCGTGAAACGCATCGAATGGAACTACTCCATTGCCAGACTGGTGGTGTTGCAAAATGCGGGGGGTACTGACTCCGCGCAGAACAACTACTTCGACTTCATGTCCAACGGCAATGTGCAAATTCCCGGACGTTTGTATATGGGCGGTCCAGCCGTGAGTTCGTGGTGGAACTCAGCACAGGCCCACTATGCCTCTTATTACGCGGAGACCGCCACGGATTCTCCGGGTAACGGGGCTATAGCTGGCCTTTCCTGGGGGTATCAACATGGTGGTGGGTATAACCTTCGATCGATGTGGGGTAATGTTGGTAACGGGCTGGGCGCCTGGGCTAACACTGCGCTAACACAGTTCGGAGATAGTGGGTCCAAGATACGGTACTGGTATTTCACCCCAGCCAACGGGGATTTAGTCACCTCGACAAGTGGCGATGGCGGCTTTGCTGGCAACTACACCTATCAGAAGTCAGCGACCTCTGATGCCACTCTGAAGCACGGTATCACCTATGACGACGGCCGGGCATCTTACGAGAACATCAGGAAGCTGAAACCCTGTACGTTCGTGTATAACGGGGATTACTTCGAACGGGCACGCCGGGGGATCATCGCTCAGGACGCTTTACGTGACATTGACCGTGAGTATGTGAAGCTGGTTCCTGCTGCGCCTGAGTTCGACGAGGACGGGAATCGCTGTGATAAAGACGACACCCTGGCGCTGGATAACAATGTCATCATGATGGATACGGCGCTGGCGCTGCATCATGCTATTGCCAAAATCGAAATGCTGAGTACGCAGGTCGCCCAGCTACATTATGAAATGCAGACGCTTAAAGCGTAACAGCTTACGCTTTATTTGACGCTCAACGCCCTTCATCAGAAATATCACCGGAAGGGGAAATCCATAATCCATCACCAAGGTATGTATTATTGCTCCCATCACCCGAAAAAGTGTCATACAAAGAACTTGAGGAGTGTGCTGTATGTCTAGGTTGCTTGTATCCTTTTAAAGCATCTATAGCCACACAACTGAGCAGTGAAGTTTTTCCAGTTACTTCCGAGCTGAATTTATATCGAAGGTAGTGTTCCCAAACGGTGATGGATAATATTTCAAAATGGTATTTTTTCAAAATCCCTGCAATAAGTCTGTAAATGGAATAATAACTTCCTTGCTGGCTTTTTAAAAAGTTTATTTTTTCAATGCATGCCTGGTCTTCAGGTGTTTTTGAAAATGTTTTCTCCTCAGGTGCGTTCTCTGTATTGTATTGATTTATATAATAAGAGGTTGAGTCGTTGATATCTATTTCTTTGCATAAACTAAATAACAACCCGTAACTTATTGTTTTAGAAATGCTACCATTAGCATTTATAGAAGTGGTTTGCTTCCAAAAAAAATTATTGTTTTCATAATAATTAACAATAAGGTTATAAAGATTTTCTGTTATAACTATTTTTTGGAAATATATTCCCTTATCTTCAATGTCAGAAGCACTTAAAAGCTCTACATAATAATCCGGTTGCCAGTACGTGGGTTTGGTAATTATGTCCATGATAGGTGGGCTTCATTATTTATGTGGGTAGATATCTAAAATACACTACATTAAAATAATTTCCAATCGCTTTTGCTGGCAGCGCTATTCAAGCCTTTTAGCTGTGTCGGCCCGACCTTTGTCTCTGCATCCAGAAACAATCTGTGTACTGGGCTGGTGAAATCGACCTGGATGAAACCACTTGTACTCGTCAAGCCCTCAAGGCTTGGCTAACAGTTATGGTTGAAGCCCAGTCGAAAACCAGCAGGATGTTCAGCAGTAATTATTAACAGGCACAGCTGCCCATTTCTTCGCTGGTCGCTCACCTCTTACCTGTCAAGTAATACAGGTGCGGAAGCAAAAATTTCCTGGCGCTGGTGACAGTAGAAAAATAGGTTCTAAGATGCCTTTAGAGCAAACCTGAGAACATGGAGTTTCTTATGACGATAGCTATACTGGCTGTTTTAACAGCGCTTATGATTCCTTCAGGGCTTATCTATATTTTGAGACAGTTAATCAATGCCTGGTGTGACCCGGAACGTCACTAGGGCAGTGAACCCTATCTCTGGAGCAGCTAAACAGCAAAAAAAGCCCGCACGGGAGCGGGCATAACTCCCTTAGCTTTGTTATCAATCCTGCGTTCATGACGCAGGTAAGTAACATATCGGCAGCATTTGCCATTACTTTAATAGCGCACTTCAGATATTTCGACTGATACAACGTCACAAGCGGAAATGAAGAGCAGGTACTGCTTATCCTGTCCGGTGCACGGAAGCAGTTCGCAAAGTTCAGGCGCAGGGCGCTAATCATGGATGATGGCGAAGCGATTTGCCAAGCATTTATCAATGCAGTAGCAGCTTCTCTTGTCGCTTTGGTTATCTCAAATTGCACAGGGCTACCGGTTTTCTGTAGCAGCACCGTTGCTCTGTTTGAAACAGAGCAACTATATGCAACATCAGATACTTTGCGTTTGACCAGATTACAGCCTCGAATATTACTGTCCAAGGCCAT